ACCTTGAAGGCGCTGGAGGAGAGAACGTCGGCACCGGTACGCCAGAAGGCGAACCATCCGGCCTGTCCGGTCGGACGCTGGTTCGAACCCTTGACCATCGGCTCGTACATGATCTCGACACCGATTCGGTCGATGATCTTGTAATAGTTGAAGTCACCCAGGATGAGGGCGTAGTCGTTCGAACCGGAGACGATGGTGGTATCCATCTGCTCGTTCGTGTAGGTGTTGTACCCGATCATCTGCGCCGGGAGGCCACCGCCGAACGCTGCCCAGAAGTTCGCGTTCGCATCAGTTGCGGCGCGGAACTGGTTGTAGATCGCACGAGCCGCAACGAACGAGGCGTTGTTGCGGAAGCGCGGGCTGAGGGCGTTGTCCAGGGCGTAGGCGTCAGCGGCTACGATGGTCGCCGCACCAGCGGCGCCGGAGGTGCCGTTGACCACAGGACCGGTACCGGAGAGGCGGGTGATGAGGCCGTACGGCTGGCCGGAACCGGTGCCGGTGATGTGGGCGGCCTCTTCGAGACGGTCGCGAGCATCGGCGATCAGTGAAGCGATCTCACCGAAACCGGAATCCGCGATGACTTCGTAGGAACCGAAGAGCCAAGCGGCGGCCTTCTGGACGGTGATGGTCGGGCCGACGAAAGTCGGGCTCGCGTCGGCGGCTTCGCTGCCTTCAGCAAGCCACTCGGCGGTCACACCAGCGGAGGTGACACCGTCCCACTGATCGGTCGTGATCTGGGTCACGTTGGAGATCTGACGAACCTGATTCGACGAACCGGCGTTGGTCAGAACGATTGTCGGGTCGAGGAACTGCGGGACGAGAACGCCACCGTTCGCCGCGGTAAGCGACATCGCGGTACGAGCCTCACCCTTGGTGAGGATGCGGGGCATCCCAGCCTGTGGGTTCTCGACGTACTCCTCGAACGCGCGAAGGTATTCCGGGCTGGAGGTGCGGACGATGTGGCGGGCCACAGCGTCGGCATCCGAGCGGCGTGACTCCACAAGACGAGTCGCGGCCTCACGGGCCGAATCGTCCACATATGAGGGGAGGTGCTTTTCGATGACGTCAATGGCACGCGAGCGGAGCTCGGAACCCTTGTCGGTGGTGAGGCTGTCGTGATCGAAAGCGTCACGGACGGTGTGGGTGTTGACGTTGATGGAGGACATGGCTCCGTCTCCTGTTTCTTTCGCCACGGGGGCGAACTCGGCAATGGCGGACTTCCGCTCTTCGAGGGCGACGAGCTCGGCTTCACCAGTGCGAACAAATTCGACACCGGCATCCCAACTGGTCTGCTCGTCCAGATCGAACGAACGCTCTTCGGCGGATTCGTGCATCGTGCGAAGAACCGACTTCACATAGTCGATTCCGTCGCGAAGGTTCTTTTCATCCATTAGAGGACTCCTTCGATTGTGCGAAGCGAAGCTTCACGTTGACTGGGTGTGTTGCCGGAGTGCGTGAGCGGATCCGGGGTGGCTGTGGTGGGGTCTTCCGAAGTGCCGGTGGCGGGTCCGAAAGGCGTACCGAGAACAAGAGCCCTAGCGATGGCCTCGCGGTCAGTGCTGGGCAGTGCGAACAACTCGTCCAGTGAAGCAGACCGAACACCAACCGTGGTGGATTCGTAAGCCGGGAAAACCACCGGTCCCAGCTCCATCAGCTTCACTTCTTCAAGGGTTCGCACCGGAACCGCCGAAGTGTCGTTCCAGGATTCTTTGATGACCTGGAAACGGAAACTCATTCCGTCGATGGCGCCGGAGGCGATGGCATCCCGGACCGGTTGGATCAACCAGTTATCGGCCAAGCGGGCCTCAACGTACAAACCATGGTCATCTTCTCGAAGCTTCGTGATCGTTCCGAGTGGCATGGAGCCGAGGAGGGGATGGCGTCCGTGTTCGAACTGGAGGACCGGGGTTCGTGCGTTTATTGAACGTTTGAAGGCACCGCGCGCGATCTTCTCGTCGAACGTTCCTTCCCAGTTGTCGATCCGGGTGGTGTTGTCGAACGTGGCGGCGTAACCAACCAATGTGAGCCCGTCGTTGTCGTCTTCGGCGGCTCGGATCTCGAACGAAACGGAACGTTCAAGGGTTTCACGTTCTGCGGAACGCGAACGAGGGCGGTACTTGTCCATTTTCATTCCGTCGGCCTCCATGAGAGCGGGGTCCATCGGTTCGTCAGGCATAACGTCCGGCGTTATGGTGATCTGAAGCAAAGATTCGGGGATGATCCAGAATTTGCAGATAGCAGCGGGGTCAATATCGCCGGCCACGATTTCACAGGCCCGGGGACCCTCATAGAACGCACAATTCGAACAAACCATTCCTTCAGCGGCGAACGGGTTCACTTCGGGGCCGGCATAGTGGGCGCCGTCGGCGCCGATACCTTGGTCGAACTGACCGAAAATGTCGACAATCTCTTCGAGGTCGTCGTAGATGGCGTTCTGTCGGGGGGCGAGAGGGTAGAGACCCTCTATTTCGCGTGTTTCGGTCATAGGTTCGGCCGCTTTCTCTTCCATGCTTCCAACAATACGGGCCGCCCAACTTTGGCCGGCGTCTCCACCCCACAAAGCCCAAGCGATTCGGCCGTTTGATGGGAAGCCATCTTCACCGGGGCGGAACCCTTGGGCTTGTTTGTCGACTTCGTGGCGGGCAAAAAACGAGTTCATGCGTTGGACGGTGTCGAACGGGAGATCTCGGCCGTTCACAATGTCCCGGGCGCGTGCGATTCCGACAGCGGTTCCGCCACGGCCGAACTCGGAACGCCAATCCAAACCCTTCTGGGCTTCGTCGACCATTCCCGAGGTTGGAGAGTAACTGTCGGGCATCAGACAGCCCCGGGAGTTCCGGCCGGTTGGAGTTGAACCGACACGTTCCCGGTGTGTTGAAGCACCGACTCATCACCGGTCGCCACATACTGAGTGACAGTCGAGGGAACGAAACCGGCTTCGATGAGTTGCCGCATTGTTGAAGCCTTCTGGCCCCGGATGTCGGCTTCATCCCGTCGGTCTTCCTGGAGGAACTCGATCTGTGATGGGTCGAAGGACAGTTCAGCGGTCCGCCCTGGCGGGAGTGCAATGATTCGTTCCAATGCTCCGCAGAGGTTTTGTGCGGTTGGTGTGAACCAGGCGTCCGCCCAAAGGCGGCGGGTTTGGGAGTAGTTGCCGGCGTTGAGCGCAGACCCGGCGAGCCCTTCGGAGATTCCGAGGATGGTGGCGGGAACACGGGATCGAAGAGCGATCCGGGTTTCGTCGAGGCCTTGGGTGTTTTTGAGATCAAGTTGGCCGAGGTTTGAGCCGGCCACGGTCACATCGGCGCCACCGCCGAGAACGAGAGTCTTGTAGGCGGAGCTTGCGCCTTCATGACCCCGAGCGATCGACTTAGCGATGTCCTCGGCCTGTGTTTGAGTTGTTTGGGCGTCGAGGGTAACGATCAGCTGGGGCGTGGCGGAGTTCTCGAAGAACTTCGATTTGAACATTGTGGCTTGCCGGTCCGTTTGGATCTCGGCCATAACCGACCCAATCCACGATTGGCCTCGCCACCAGAACACCGGATCGGGTTCCGGCTTCCAATGTGCAACCTGACTAGGCGTCAGAAACACCGGTTCCTTCTGTGAACCGGAACCACCGGGACGGTATGAGTACCCGAGGAGTTCGGCGTCGAGGGCAGAAGTCGGATCTTCCGAGTCGATGTTCGACCCGTAAACGATCGTCACCCAATCTGGGCGGAGAAGCCGAATTTGGTTTCCGTTCAAATAGAAAAAAGCGTTCCCGGCTAGAGAGTTGTGTTGTTCGGCTGTAAAGAGCAGCTCCGCTCGGGTCAGATCACCAGGGCGTTCCAACGGTGCCAAAGCGGCCGTTCCGAACAGTTTCCCGTTCTCGCCGGCCAATGTTGAACGCCACTGGAACCGAAGTTGGGACATCAGAAGAGCCCGAGCAACAATCGCCGCCGCAACAACACCGGACTGGTTGTAGATCCCACCGGTGTATCCAGCGAAGTTCTGCGCCACCGGACTCGACGGGGCTTTCAACGGTGAAGCGGCCCCGTAGTAGGTGTTCCCGTTGAAAGCGAACATGGCGAGAAGATCATCGAACGAATAGGCGGTTGAATCTCGGGATTCGTCCTTGCGGCGGAGCGTGTCGAGAAGTCGCATCAGTCAAAGTCCTTGAGCAGTCCGAGGGCCGCGAGGGCCACCCCCGGCACAGTGAACCCGAGCCACGGGGCAGGCGAGAGAAACAAGCCAATAGAGACCAAAGATAGGCCAAGAATCGCGAGGACTAGCGCCTGTCTCATGCGAACAACACAAACGGAGCGGAAGAAACTTCTGGGGGCAACATGGCGACCTCGTCGTAAGAAAGGACAGCGGCGATCAAACCGTCGATCTTCGCGTCGATAGTTGGTTTCACAAGAGCCGGTTGATCTGTTCGACCCTTGGCGGAAGTGAGAAGAGCATTCAAAGCGTATTCCCGCAACTCCGATGACCCGTCATGAGTGAAAGAACCTTCGTCGATCGCTTCCAAGAAACGATCAATCGCCGGACCCATCCGAGAAGGGCGGTTCGTGAAGAACTCAACCACCACCGGTTCCCCAGAGATCTCCCCGAACTCGACGTCCCAACTGTCGATCTCTTCCCTCCAGCCAGGCGGATCGCAAGCAAACCGGCGAACACGGAACTCCTCTCGCAGATTCGCGACTGTCTCACGAATCTCCGGACGAGGAACCCGATAGTCGCGACCTTCCAACGGCGGCCGCCGCCAACGCTTGATGAGAAACAAGTGTGGTTTCTCCCCAACCACCCAACCAACTAGGACAGTGTCGTCGGCGTGTTCACCACGGTCCGAACCGTCAAAGCCGACAACGATCGTTTCACCAGGAGAAACGATTCTGGTCGGATCCGCTAACAAATCCCAT